CGAAGAAACAGTTAAACAAACACCTAGGGGTTCAATACCTTATTACAATTTAAACGCCTCAGATACAGCCTTAAAGGCTGCTATAGACTTTAATAAAGACCTATCTGCTACAGCACCAGATGATATACCTAAGTTCTCAAGACCCACACTTGATAATATAGACCCAAATATTGCAGAAGCAGCAGAAAGATTAGGTGGTGAGCATAGACCAGATATGTCTTGGGGTGCTAGAACTATTGAAGCAGTAAAAGACCCAGTCACATCTATTAGTAATGTATTTAAAAACTTTAGAACAAATTTTGTAGATAAATTAGATGCAGTAGAAAAGAAAATAATGCAAGCAAAAGAAGATAATGAAGATGTGAGACTTGCAAATAATACTGCTGATACAGCTACTATGGCTGCTTTAAGACTAGCAGATAGAGCTAGAGGTTTATTTGCAGGACTTCTTACTAGAGGTTATGTAACCGATGTTATAGATGGTCAAGCAGCTTTAGCAAATATAAAAGACTTAGAGTTAGAAAATGGAGAAACAGGTGGTTTAGTGCAAATATTAGCACCATTATATGGAAATCCTGATGTTAATTTAGAACAAGTATTTAAGTTATATGCTACTTTAAAAAGAGCAAAAACATTTGATGAAACTGGTAAAGAAATAGATACACCAGTAAGACCTGAAGATTTTGCTCTTATAGAACAAATAGAACAGCAACATCCAGAAGTAGTAGAGGTCTATAACAACTATCAAAGATGGAATAATAGACTGATAGAGTTTGCAGAAAATAAAGGTTTATTAGACCCTGAACAAGCTCAAATGTGGAGAACGCACTCATCATATTATCCTTTCTATAAACAAATGATAGATGATGCAGACATACAGGGACCAAGAATAGCAGGTGGATCATTACCTAATAACCCATTAAGTATAAAAATTACTGGATCAGAAAAACCTATTGATGCAGACCCGATAGAAGCTATATCAAGAAACTCACTATCTATTCTTACAGCAGCACTTAAAAATGATGGTACTGCCAAACTATTAAGAGACCTACAATCAATAGGTGAAGCTAGAAAAGTAAGTGCTAAACAAGCAGGTAGATTAAATACTATATTTGTTTTTGAAGATGGTATAAAACAATATTATCAGTTAGATGATGTTAATTTATTTCATGGCATACAAGCTATCGGTGGCACAAGTGTAGGACCAATAGCACAAGCACTAGCAATGCCTGCAGGATTACTAAGAGATACTGTTACTAGAGACCCTGGATTTGTTGTTGTAAACATATTAAGAGATACCTTATCTTCTGCTGTAACAAGTGGTGCTCCATATACACCATTTGTTGATTCAGTAAAAAATATGTTTGGTGAGATGGAAAACTTAGAAAAGTTTGGCGTACTTGGTGGTTATGATTTTGCCAATGATGAAGGTAGTGTAAAACAATTTATTACTAGAACGATGAGACAAAAAGGACTGACACCAAATAATGGCATGTCAGCATCTGGAGCTTTCTTTAAATTATGGGATGGTCTTGGAGCACTTACCACTAAATCTGATGGTGCAACTCGTATGGCAGTATATGATGCTGTATATAAGAAACTAAAGAATGAAGGTTATACAGAAGCACAAGCTCAGTCCGAAGCAGCGTTCCAGGGATTAGAAATAATAAATTTTGGAAGGCGTGGTTTAGACACTAATTTCAGAATAGTTACTGCAGCCATACCATTCTTAAATGCAAGAATCCAAGGTCTTGATGTTCTGTATAGAGGATTTACTGGTCAATATTCTTCTGTAGAAAAACTTGGTGAGGGTGAAACACTTAAAGATGTTCAATCAAGGATAATGAGGAGAGCATTATTGAATGGCGGTTTGTTGTCTGGTTTAACACTATTGTATTACTTGATGGTGCATGATACAGATGAATACAAAAATCTTAAACGAGAAGTAAGAGATGATAACTGGGTAATACCTATAGGTAGTGGAAATGCAGTTAAGATACCTATTCCATTTGAGGTAGGTATGTTGTTTAAAGCTATACCTGAAAGAGTGTTTGATATGACCTTAGGAGATGATGCTTTTACAAGAAAATCTGCTGATGAAGCATTAACCTCTATAACTAGACAATTAGGCACTTCAGCAAATATTCCATTTTTCCAGCCAGGTGCTGGTTTACAACTAATTAAACCAATAGCTGAAGTTAGAGCTAACAGAAATAGTTTTACTGATACAGAAATTGTGCCTTACTATCAACAACAAAAGGAACCTGCACTACAAGCAAGGGCAACTACCAATGAATTTGCAAGAATTATGGGTGAGTTTCTTAATGTTTCACCATCAAAGATAGAGCACATTATGAGAGGTTATACAGGAACTCTTGGTGGATATGTATTAGCTTTAGTAGATACTATCACTAGAGGAGCTACAGGAAGTCCTCTACTACCTTCTAACTTTGAATTAAATAAACTACCAGTCATTAATAGACTATTACTTGATTTAGATAAGTCTGGTGGCTATCAGCAACAATTCTATGAGCTAAGAGGTGAGGTTGACAGGGCAGTAGCAACTATCAACTCGCTACAGAAACAACAACGATTTGATGAGCTATCAGCTTATAGAAGCAATATGCAAGGCGTGTTGAATGTCAAAGGTCAAGTAAGAGCGATTGAGAGATACTTAGACAACTGGAGAAAGCGTAGAGATAGACTGATGAGGGATGAGAACATATCTGTATCAGTTAAGTCAGATATGCTTCGTGAACTAGAGCTAGAGAGAGATATGAGACTAGCTATGGTGCCAGAACTAAGAAAGAGAGCTAATATACCTGTTCTAAGTCTTAACCTCTAACATAGCTATATCTTTTTCTTCTTTCAATGGTTTTAGTGTAAAGAAGTCTTGGTGTTGTGGATGCCTTGCGTGGAATAGTCTTGCATAGAAACCTATGTGATCATTACTAATCTTAAACTCACCACCCTTTGTTTCTATTTCATTGTGCCAACGGATACGATTTATGATCGCCCATTGTGAGTATTTTTTTCTCCCACTATGGATAGCCTCTAATGTGTATTCCTCAAACTTATCCCAAACCTGTGGATTTTTTTTGTGCCATTCCCACCACTTCCTTTTTCTTTTATCTAACTTTTCTTGCAGTATATCAACTAGCATTTTCTCCCCCGATTACAATAGACTGGTAAATATTATATTTTGCTGCAGCCTGGAGCTGCGATCACCAATTCACACCTAGGATTGTCTTTATCAATCCCACCAAATTTATAGATCACTTCTTTGATCTGTTTAAAACTATCATCCTCTAACACATTCGCTTTAACTAATGCGTCACAAGTAAACTTATCAATAATAGAACAAGGATTACTAACATCTAGCCTTCTCTTGGTTTTGGCGTAGTATGTATAAGTCAATATCACAGGCTCCTCATACATAGGATAGCTAATCCTATCAACTAAATTTTCTGCATAAATCTTTTTGGCACTAGCCAACACCCTATAGTGTGCGTTGCGATAGTTATTCAAGTTCAAGATAAACTTCTTATTCTTTGTGTAGTAAACCTCTAAAGGTAAATCAATCTTCATATATCCTCTAAAAACAATGGACTGGTAAATATTTTATTTTCTGGTGTAATTTCGTTCCTATTCCAACATTACCACTAGTGTCAATCTTCATTCTTTAACATATTATTAACTTGTTCTAATAACTTTTCTTCTGTGCCATAAGCACCCTCAAATCTTCTTTTGTATGGATGTCTGCTAATCATTGGCTCAAATCTGCCACCTTCTCTATGATGCCCAAAACATAAGGGTAATACTTTAAAGTGTGCTTTATCCTTTGTCTTGCCTTCTATGTGGTGTATTTCAGCAGGTACTACACCTAAACCCATATTCCTACAAACAATGCAACCTAAATCGCTTACCTTGTCCATGTGTTCAGCTTCTTCTTTTGTTGGGTTTCTACCCTTTATTGACATTTGTGATTCTTAATATCTTCTATCGCTACATCTTTGCCACATTTCTGACAATAAGTTTTTATAGATTTCTTCTTATTTTTAAATATCCTATCAAAGCTTTCATTAAACTTATCTTTGTCATAAGGTCTTTGCGTAGACCCTTTCCCACTAAATGATTTCTGCATGATGATTGTTAATCAACTTCTTTATAATCTCTCCTGTGGTCACTCTCCTTCCTACTTGTTTGGAGTAATATGTTCTTAAATAATTAAGATTTTGGCTAGTATTAGGGTCAACCCTAAACTGCACTCCTTTTGTGTTTTTCTTTTTTTTATTAAAATCTAACTTCATTTCTTCCCCCTAGTCATTCTATCTTCTTGTTTCTGTAATGATTTCTCAATACACCTATCAACTTTCTTTTCTAGTCTTTCTTTTATTATCTTGTTGTATTTTCTAATTCTCTCTAACAAAGTAATCCTCATTATGTCTATCTAAAGATTGATATTTATCTTCTAATTTTTCTACTTCTTCTACTGTATCTGCAATATTCTTATTAGACCAATCCTCTACATCATCCCATATAAAGGTCACAGAAGTTAAACCATAATCTTGAAAATCCATTTTACTTATTTTAAAAGGACAAGTTCCTAACCATTTATGAAATGCTTTATTCTTATTTATACTCACGCTCCATACCTCTTTCTTTCTTCTCTTGCATTGACCATCTTAGTTCGCCATTCTTCAAAGCCAACCTCTAATGATCTTAATTCAACCTTAACAGCACTCAACTGACCTTTGGCAACTGCAACAGCCAACCTAGACTTATATACTTCTTCTTGATTTTCAGCATAGTTATCTTGCCCACTTGCAGTCTTAATGCCTTCAGAAAGAGCAACAGCCTTACATAATGCTACTACTCTTTTAACATCTGCTTCTGCTTTTAACAGTTCGTATTCAGCAGTCTGCATTACTGGTGCTACATCTCTAATTCTACTTTGCCAACTTTCTATCTGTTCGTCCATGTAAACCTCCCTCTAAAAAGTTCCTGTAATGCTTTTAATCTTCTATCTGATAGATGTCTTAAATGCTTTGGTATGTCATTTCTATCTACATAATACTTTTCTTTAATCATCAAATCCCCCCTATATAAAATGGTGACATATAAGCTTTAGCCATGAAGATTAACAAAGATAGTCCTAGTGTGAGTGTCAAACACACTATGAATAAGTCTGCTAATCTTCTAATCTTTCTCGTATTCATTCAACACCAAGTTTTTCTTTTAGATGTTCATCTCTGGCTTCATCAAACTTGTATGATAGATAATCCATCAACAACTGATGTGCAGTAGATTTCATTCCATCATCAACATCTCGCATTTGTTGGATCAGAGTTCTGTAGGCAGACATAAACTCAAAAAATATATACTCGTCTATGTTCTCCTCAATCGTTGTGATTAAGTCCTTGCCATAAGTATACTTATCACATTTGTTATGTTGTGTATTCTCCATATCTCCTCCCTAAAATGGAATATCATCTTCGCCAAAAGTTTCTTCTTCTTGATTAGAATCAACAACTGGCTCCTCTTTCTTTTGTGGTATATCTAATCTAGCATACTTGTATTCGTTGCCATTCTTAGAAGTTCTGTTCCACAAAGCTACTCTCAGTTCACCTGTGCCACCATTCTTAACAATAGTGACTAGCTCTTTAAGCATATCCCTACTCAACTCAACTTTACCTGTCCAGTCTGGTTGCTTATCATTTTGTTTATAATTATTAGTGTAGATTGCTCCATCACTTTGGTTTTTATTGTCGTACATAATTATTCCCCCTCTAGGTTTGATACGATTTGTTTAAGTTCTGTGTCTAAATCCTCTTTCATTTTAGGAAAACTATCCCTCAATGTTGCTAAGTCTTTAGTGTTTGATTTGTAGTATTCAGTCATAGCTTTTTTAGTCTTATGTACTTTGGCTAAATCTATAAAACTTTTTACAAAAAGTTCTGCCCAAGCTTCACTCCCATAACCTTTATCCTCTTGTTCAACTGGTTTGGTTTCTTCTTGCACATTAGTCATGGCACTTCCACCAACTGATCTAGGCTCTACCTTCTTTGGTTTAGTAATAGGCTTATCCTTTTTTTCAGGCTCTTTATCAGAAGAAGGTGTGTCCTCGCCTGCATACAAAAAATGACCCAATCCCCACATCGCTAGGCACTTAACCAAGCATCGCATCTTAGTATCATTAACCTGTCTTGAATTAGGATTCTGAATAGCATTGTTTCTATTATCCATAACACTAAGAGTCATTTCTCTTGTAAGGTTATCAATAGAAACTCTACATCTTACTTCTGCTGTACCATCAGGGTACTGAACATAAGGTATATCATTCTCGCCTTGATAGAACAGGTATGTGGCTTGTGGATAGTGTTCCATTAAAACACCCCATGCCCAAGCCCATGATAAATAAGACAAGTTCATTTTCTTTTCTACTTTGTCTGAACAATCTATCTTAGATAGGTTATCCCAAACATCTTTATAAGTAAGTTCTTTACTCATTTTCTTTCCTCCAATTCATCTATGGCATCCCATACCATATCAATACACTCTTTCACATTTTCAGAACAATCTCCTATTGCATCATCTAAATAAGACATCATTGCTCTTAAATGTTGAGTCCTCTTTTTTATTGGTTCTGTTTGTAGTTCAATCATTTGCTTTCCTCGTTATATTGATTACAAAATTCAGCCACATCACAATAGTTTGCACATCTAACGCACTCGCCTTTGGCTTCTACGACTTTGAGCAACTTAATGTCTTTGTGACCCTCCATATACTTATCAGCTTCTTCTTGGGTATCAAGCACTCTAACAGCACTCTTTCTACCTTTCTTTTCCACTCTATAAGTATCTTTTCTTCTCCACCTTTCTTCATCTGTGCAGAATGGAAGCTTATCATTAATCAGATAATCAACTTCTGCTTCTTGGTGAATTGAAACTCTTTGTTTGATGAAGTCCTCTTGTTCTTCATCACTCCATAAATCTATGTCTAATACTGTGACTGGTGATGGTGGATAATCGCCACCACTACGAAGATACTGGTTTTTGTTCCAGTCCCGAGCTATCGCAATAATATTTAACTGGTCTATTGTTTTCCCTGTCGTCTGCTGATAGAGGTAAGCATAGATATTAAGCTGTTGTTCCCACTCTGCTTTCCCCTCTTTCAAAGCAGAAACAATTGACCATACACTAGTGACCTTATAATCCTTTAGTGTATTGCTCTTAACATCTATGCTATCTGTCTGACCACTAACAGTCCAGTCGTTGACAACTGTAAACATACGCTGTTCTGTGATCACATCCTCGTTATTCTCGTTTGCCCTCTCTAATATAGTATGCACAGATTGACCTAACAACTTCCATATTTCATCTGATACATCTATAGTAAGTTTTTCGTAGTTCTCTTGTGCCAGTAATCTAATTCTTGGTGGTTGCAATAAACCTGTAGCAGATATAGTAGCTTTACCCTTACTATAACTATCGTTGTGAACTGCGTTTATTATCTCTTGTGGTATGTTGTGCCTATTGGTATATTTCATTATATTCTAATAAGTCTTGATCTTTTAAATTTTCAACATACATTTCTAAATGTCTTGGTTCTGCGTAGTCCCAAGTTTTATCTTTATGTAAGATCAAATAAATTTCTTGGTGTCTTGACCATTCAATTTGTTTTTCACTTTCCTTGAACCAATAACTATCATGTACTTGATAGTCGTTAAAGTTTCTTACTATTTTATTTATAGTTTCTTGTCTTTGTTCTTCTTTCATAATCTCCATATGCCAACTCCATCATCTAGTGATCTAACAGTAAATTTATAGTTAGGATTCTTTTGCGTGAATCTGAAGCAGTAGTTCCTAATAATCTTTGCTTCTTTGGGTATTTGTGACTTGGGTAATTCTATATTTATAGTTTGCCCTCTACTCATCTTCTCTAATGGAAGATCATATTTTCTTGGTCTACCTTCCCTTCTTGGAACAGGTATGCCATCCTCAATCTCAAACTTCATTTAATCTCCTTGGGTAAAAAGTTTAATTTAACTGATACAGACTTGATATAAAATTTATCAACATTTAACAACTTGCTTACATGTGCTAATTGTTGAGGAGTAATGTTGTCTAGCAAGATTTGAATTAGTAGTTTTTCTTTTTCATCTAGTAATGTCATTTAATCTCCCTTATTCGATAGTTTATATTGCCTGTATTAAATGAAACATGACCATCTATATCTATAAGAGAGTGAGCTCTTTTAAATGCATTTTGTTTATTGTCTGCTGTTATAGTCTGTTTTATTGTCGCAGTCACTTCAAATGTTTTTGATGCCATAAGCTTTCCTAAATGCTAGAAGGCTTTGTTCATAAGACTAGTTGTTTTATCGTTTAGCCACTTAATTGGCTGTCAAACTGGAATAGATTTAATAGCTTTCCACTTTTACGCTAACCTTCTTAGCAACATCAAACTTTGATGTCATTGATAAGTTTAAATGATGTGTTGATAATGTCAATAGTTTATTGTAATATATTTTACATGAATCAGATTGACCTAAATTCAGATCAGAAAACTTTAGATGGTCTAGTGGTCAAACAAGCAGTAAGAGATGTTGTTAGTAAGCATCCAAAACTATCTGAAGAAGCTTTATTATACTTCTTATCTGATGATTTTTCTAATTTGTGTGATCGTAATGACATTGAATCTGATGGCATTGTAGAAGCAATTAAGGAATTAAATACCTATCCCATGTTATCAAAGAAAAGACTAGCAGAAGATGTCTGCAGAATGGTTGATGGGTATTTTGGTTTGTATAGTAAGTAGATACTTACTATATTTTAATATTAGGTAGTATTAACTACATAGTAAGTATATACATACTATAGGAGGTTTTATGTATGTCAATAGCGAAATGGATAAAAGAGACTTTTTAAATCATGTAAACAGCCAATCAAGAACAAGTGGTATGAAGCTTGGGCAACACAAAATATCATGTCCTTCATGTCAAAATGAAAGAACAAAGAACAAACATGACACTCCTTTATCAGTAAATATTGATGATGAAAAGGTTGTATATCATTGTCATCATTGCGGAATTAACGGACTTGTGCCAATAAGAGAGGAAATAAAAATGAAACCAATAAAAAAAGAAGAAAAGAAACCAGTAGAAATGCCAAAGAAAATAGAGGGTGGTGAAGCTAGTAAATGGTTAGAAGCTAGAGGTATAAGCATCACAGCCTCAAAAACAGCAGGTTGCATCCAGACGCAGAAAAATAATAAACCAGTCATTGGTTTTTCTTTCATGCAGGGTGATGAGGTAGAAGCAGTCAAGTATAGGAGTGCAAATGGTAGTAAGAGTTTTTGGTGGGATGGGAACGCACAAAAGTTATGGGGTCAACAGGTATATGATAGCAAATTGCCAACATTAGACAGCACAATAGTTATAACAGAAGGAGAAATGGATACACTTGCGATCAAGACTGCTTTTGAAGGCGTAATGAATGTAGATTGTTATTCAGTTCCCAATGGTGCACCAAATAAGATCACAGATAACAAGATTGATCCAAGCGAAGATGGAAGGTTTAAGTATGTATGGAATGAAAGGGATAAGTTTGAGGGTGTAGAAAAGATAATTCTATGCACAGATTCAGATGAAAATGGCAACATATTAGCTGATGAATTGTCAAGGAGACTTAACAAAGCTAGATGTTATAGGGTTGATAACTTTGACTGCAAGGATGCAAATGATGTGCTGATTAAGTATGGTGCAGAAAAGCTAAGAGATTCCATAATCAACGCACAGCCAATACCTTTACATGGTTTAAATAACCTAGATCACTACGCAGATGAGTTCCAAAGCTTGTATGAAAAGGGTATGCCAAGTGGTGTATCAACAGGGTTTGCAAGTGTTGATGAGATATTTACTTTATCTACAGGCAATCTTGTTGTCACGACAGGTCATGCAGGAGATGGTAAGTCAGCATTTATAGATCAAATTGTAGTCAATGTAGCAAGAAATCATGGTTGGAAAACTTGTTTCTGTTCGTTTGAGAAACCAGTCCAACTTCATGCAGTTCAGTTATCTCAAATCCTTACAGGTAAGCCATTCTTTGAGGGTCAGAATACTAGAATGACACAAGAAGAAAAAGACTTTGCTGAGACATGGATAAGAGAACACATACTGTTTCAAGATTATCAAGATGGTGGGTTGCCTACGATAGAAGCTATCTTAGAAAAGGGTGCAAGTGCAGTCATGCGATATGGAGTTAGAGTTCTAGTGATAGACCCCTTCAACTTTATACACACAGATCACACAGGGTTAGAGACTGATATGGTTAGCGAAATGCTAACAAAAGTTCAACTGTTCGCTAAACAGCACGATATATTGGTATTCTTTGTGGCACATCCAACTAAACCTTTTATTAGGGATGGTAAGAAAAATGTATGCACAGGTGTTGATGTAGCTAAATCTTATGCGTGGTTTAGTAAAGCAGACACAGGTTTGACAGTCTATAGAGGTGATGATGGTGTAGAGATACATAATTGGAAAGCTCGTTGGGGTTGGCAAGGCAAGTTAGGAAGTGTTAATATGATCTTCAATCCTGTTAACGGAAGGTATGCAGAAATTGAAGAAGTCGAAGATAGCTTTGATTGGGAGTTCTAAAGAATTGCAAGTCAATGATATAGGAAGTCCTTATCTACATCATAGAAACTCGGTTGCTATTACAAGAATAGGTAAAAGCAAGGTGGGTAGAGCCATTGTGTTTGACCAACACATCATAGATAAATCATTTATAGACAACAAGATAAACGCACAACAACATAATGTTTGCAATAAGTATCTTGAAATCATAGCTAGAAGTGGTGCATTGGGGAAAAGCTCATCTGCTGCAGAAAGAATATTTACCAGTCATAGTTCTATCAAGCCTGTTCCAAGGGCAGTCATGTTATTAAAGGTGCAAAAGAAAATTGTAAGGGAGTGTGGACACGCAAAAGAGAAAGAGTTTTGGCGTATTATGGTGAACAATCCAAGGAAGATAGATGAAACAAAAGAGTTAGTAATGCAAGAATGTTCTAATGCACTACTAACTTTTTGGTATCTTAATCATAAGAATCCTGTTTCTTTGTTTCAGCAATCCCTCGCAAACCAAGTTTAGATTCATAGTTTTCGCTAGTGACAGCACCACTATAGATAGCTTTACCATCTTGTTCAGCTTGATCTTCTTCTATAGATATGTTTTTGTTATCAGCTTCGCTATGTATCATGTGGATAATCTGCTTATTTAATGAGCGATTTTCCTTCTTAGCCAAAGAGTGTGCCAATTCATAGGTTTCTTCTGAACATCTAATGAATAGACTTTTCATCTTCCTTTTCTCCTGTATAGAATATGTTTGGACTATCTTGTACTTCTGCTATAGCCACACTTTCTCTACCAACTTGATAAAACCTATCTACTTCTAATTGTTTTATGGCACCCTCAATCAGCCATTTATTTGACATAATCAAAGGATCATCTAACAAAGATACAGCAAAAGCAATAGCATCTAGTTCAGTTTCAAATAACCAAACTAAATGCACCCACTTAGCACTAGACTTTGTTGAATAAACATTGTTTGGCTCAGGTATATCTAGTTTATATGTGTGTCTAATTACAGCGTACATGGATGATATTGTAATGCAAAATGCTATCAAAGTGAAATACATTGTTCCATGTGGAACAGCAGACTATCTATAAACTATCAAAAAAAAAAGGGACAACCTTGCGATTGTCCCTAAAACTCACATAGTTTTTTGGAGGTAATCAAAATGAATTTCGTCAATAAGACAGAAATCAAATCTTGATTATCAATATAATATAAATGATTGCAGATTGCAAGACTTATCTACAAGTTATCCACAAGTTTATCCACACCGAAAAAACCAGTAAATATTTTTTTATTTTGGACTGGTAGATTTTCTCTCAGGAAAAACAATAGACTAGTAAATATTTATTCTTTAGCAGGGTTTTTTGCCGAGCTTGTTGGCTTTTTTTAGACCAAAAAAAAAGGCGTGACACCACCTTTTACAGTAGCATCACGCCTTAATTATTCTATTGTTTGGGTAATTTCCACACTCTAAAACTGCCATCAGGCAGTTCTCGAGCAACAGATTTTCTCCCACTACGAATAATTGCTTGTCTCATTGAATTTGTTTCACTATAGCTAGCAACAACAATGGAGTCACCATCATTCATTTCGGACACAATAGTTGCCCATTTTCCCTTATTTGGATGACAAGGTGTAGGGACACCCCGCTCTATGATATACATAGAGGACTTTTTATTTATATTAGTCATATCATTTTCGCTTCCTCTAACACAAACAAAAATCATTTATAATTCTTGCACCTCAACCTCTACAATCTCGTTATTCTCATTAAATGCAAGATGTTTAGGAAAGGGCAAATCCATATCTGCCCTTTGCTTGTATAAAACATCTTGTACTTTGTGATTAATCGTGACCAAAGTATTGAAATATTTAACTAGAGCCAAATCAATATCTGATCTTTCTTCTAGTCGCCTATCAATCTTTGTATAGATTTCGTTGCAAGTTCCTATGTTTACTTTCAAAGTAAATTCTAACAGTTCTCTATTCGTCATCTTCAAAATCTCCTGTTATATCTACTTGGCAATCATCTCCATATTCTGTGCCTTCATAAATACCAACAATATCAATTTTGTGTAAGATTTCATCATCTGTAAATCTTTCATCAGACCAATCAAGATATAAAGCTAAATTAAATTTATTATTTTTTTCAGCTTGTATTTCTGCATAAGCATTTCTAACTTCTTCATCAGTCAGTTTCACATTAGATGTAATCTTATAACGCCTAGTATCTTGAGAATATTCCTCAACATCATAAACATGTTCTTTTTCAAATTTACTCATAATATTTGCCCTCCAAAGCATTAATAAGAGTTATTAAACTGTTTCACGCCTTTTGGCGATCATCAGTAGGAAATACACATTTCCTATACAGTTTTAGTAAAAATGGCTTCGTGAGACTTCGTGTATTGCATTATCTAAGAGTAGGCAAGGGCATAAGATACCCCAAAATTGCCTACCCTTAGAACGCATTAGATAATTAAATACTAGACATATCTATAACTACTTCTTCTCCAAAAGGAAAAGTCATATCTTTATAGTATTCTTGATAGTAAGTAGTAGTTAATGCCCATATTACAGGGACATTTGGCTCAACCTCCTTATCAACATATCCACCTCCGTCAGTAAAATAGATGAAAGCAAGTACATCATCTGTATTATCTGTATAGTCGTTGAATAAGTTGAAAGGTGGATTGAAGTCAGTACCACCACCGCCACGAAGTTGAAATTCAAGTTCTTCACATTCTAAGTCGTATTCATCCCACCACTCACCATGTGAATTTTTATGAACCCTTGTATCACAATAACAAACTCTAATCTTATCTACTCCACACTCCTCAGCTAAGTTTTGTGTTTCAGTAGCAAAAATATTAAGTTCTTCTTGGGTCACACTTCCACTTGTATCAATCGCAACAACAATCTCGCCACCATGTGGCTCTTTATCGTGGCTCGGTAAATTAACACCACGCCACGAATGACGTTTGTTAAGTCTTGACCATGTAGGATTTTTTGACATAGCAGACTGTAAGAAGTCTCGCATGACATCAACCCAATCAACGCATGATCTGTTCATCTGCTTAACTGCTTTACCCAAACTACTTTCTGCATTGTCTCCAATACCTTCTAGCTTATCAGCCATCATTATTGTTCGTTGCAATTCTTCTTGTAGTTCAGCCATTTCATTAGGTGATAATTCCTTGCCATCTTCATTAGTTGGCACCCAAACCTCACCACTTAACTGAGGTAAGTCAGCAAGTTTCTCAGCAAGAGTTTGACTTCATTGCTATTGCTTGTCTCACCATCTTCAGCAGATTGATCTGCGTCACCATCGTTGGCATTGTCATTGATCTGATCTATCGCTTCTTCTAAAGCATCATCATCGTTGCTAAGAGTTCTATAAACTGCTTCAGCAGACATACCATGATACTTGCGATCAAGCAGACCATCCTCAGGAAGTTCCATACGCAAGTCATACTTTAACCACCCATTGATTACATAGTCTGTAGCTATGTTCCAAAGTTGGTGATCTCGCTTACCCTTACGCAAGGGATGTTCCCAAATAACATGACTAGCTTCGTGAATTAATACTGCTTGGATTTCTTCATCTGTTATTGATTTAACAAATTCATCATTCCAATAAATATTAACGCCATCAGTTGCCATTGTTTGACACTTTTCATCTTCTCTAATTAAGGTGAGTTTTAATAGCATAGTTGCCATACCAACATTACCTTTCATTAGTTTCGATCTAGCTTTAATTATTCGTTCTTCACTTTTCATAATTAATCCCTCCAAAGATTTCTTATGTGTTTCTGTTTCGATCTTTCGATCTCCTCAGTTTGGATACACATCCAAAGACAGAAGGATGGAAAGAATATTTACTAGTAAATAATATATTTTCTCCACCCTTTATTGGCTTACTTCTTATACATATTGTCTAAGAATCCACCCTTCAATTCATCAACAGAATCTTCTAAATCATCTGCTATTTGTTTTCGTTTCTTAGCAGAATAATCATCATCTTCTCTTAAAGAATCTACGTCATTAATAGAAGCAAACACGCTAACTAATTTTTGATGAGCATCAGCAATCAGTTTGTCATTACCCAAAATATCATTATTGATAGATGGGAGCGTATCAAGAAATTGTCTAAGTTTATTAAAACTAGAGTTCTTAAAGAATCCACCACCTTGCTTATTGTTAGGGTCATAAGACTTTAACTTTTCTGCTAAGTGATCAACAGATTCCAAAAGAGTTTCAACTGTAGTTCTAGTAATAGCTTCTACATTCTTGTTAGCTCTCTTAATTGCATCTTGCTCAATCTTCTTTCTAAGTGATTCCGATACATTTAATCGCACATCGCTTTTACTAATAGTTGGCACTTGTCCTAGCTCAAAATCAAATCTGAATTTAGTCTCAATTTCCTCTTTAGTTGGATAATCAGATAGCTTAAAAGCATGACCCAATTTATGCCTGTTCGCATCAATTAAGTTGTCATAATTATCAAGAAAGTTTTTTACCTCTTTCTCAAAATCGCTCTTAGCTTCGTTTACTTTATCCATAAGAGTATCAAGTTCTTGGTTAGGGCATAAACGCCACCCACTCAAAACCTTGCCTTCGTAGTCGCTAGTGTTGTCATCCCATGGAACAGTCAAAGGATAATAAACATTGTTTCTGAATTGATTAATAATTCTTCTAAAGTATTTATTAGTCTCTTTTCCAAAGATGTATTTAGCAACGTGCAAAGATTCACTCATTGCAGATTGATCTATTGCTAGACCTTCTTTTAAATCCTTATCTGATTTAACTCCTGATGGATGTTTGGTATTCAAACGCACCAAAGTAGCATTTTCAGATAAAGTGTTAACATTTTCATTATTCATATTTTTCTCCAAAAAAATAAAATGAGTTCTGATTTCATAGTTTTCTAATCATCAGTTGAGATACACATCTCAATATCAGAATGGGCAGAAAAGGAATATTTACTAGTCAATAATAAATATTCCTAATTCCCCCCCTAGGTGGTAATCTAAATTTCTAAGTCTTGGTTATCAATCTTAAATTTAGAATAAGTATCGCAATCTTTAAGTTCGCTTCTTAATCCAACAATCTTTCTAACAAAGAATATAGAAAATTCTACAGTTGCTAATTTCTTCAGATAATCCAAAGCATTAGCAAAATAGTTATAGATATCATTCTCACTAGCACTATTGATAGCATTAGTAAGAGCGATAGTAGTCGCATAGCAAAGACCCGCTTCATCAATCACTTCCACATCTTCACCTTTACATATCTTCGATATGTTAGGCACGTCATTTTGAAGTGAGATAAAGTTCATCAGTTCAATGGCACATTCTTGACCAACATCACCCTCGAATAACTTTTGTCTAAGTTCTCTTGGTGGGTCAGTTTTCAATGTATCACTTAACCTTGCCCATGATCTTGGACTTGGCTGAGGATCATTGCATTTAGGATCAAACTCCCACAATAGTTGTGGCATGAATCTGATAAGACCTTGCACATTGAGATCAATGTCATTCTTATCTGCCCACGCTAACCAATCATCTACATCGTGAGTAAACTGAATTGCAGTAGTTCGATCTTGACAATGCCTAAGCACCTTATTCGCACCACTTCTATCAGTATGTCTATTGCCTGCAAGTACAATCTTCCATCCCTTAGGAAAGATGTAATCACCAATCTTGCGATCTTCATCTTTACCTTTTGGGTCAAGTAATTGTCCTATCGTTGCCTGTACAGACGAATGTGCTTGAGCAAATTCATCAAGGAAAAATAGACCTTCACCATCCTTAGGCAAGTTGCCTAAAAATGCTTTCTTTTGCTCACCATCTTCAATGTATGGCAAACCACCTAAGTCGATAGATTCTACTAACCCCAATCTAAAAGAGATAAATCCAAATTCATCATCTTTAGGACTTGTTGAGTCTGTAAGAGTTCTATCATTCGCTAGTTCCTCAGCGATCTCTTTAACAATCGCAGATTTACCAACACCTGTTCCACCAATTAAGAATGGGATATTGCTTCCCATCAAAATATGTAAACAGGATTTTTTTGCTTCACTAGGTTTAAACATAATAATTTCCCTCCAAAGAAATATATAAGTTTTCGTAAGCATTACACTTACACCAATAACACCCTAAATAATTAGGATGTTTTCATAACATTTCAGCTAATCATCAGTTGGCTTATTCACTAAAATACTTATCAATTTTCTTAATAAGTTTTTTGTTTATAGACCTAAGATATTTTACTTGTTGAACAAGGTTAATCCATTGTTGAAGTTCATTCTCAGAGTCTGCATCCTTCTCAGCATTTTTAAGACCATTTTCAACACGCATGAGTTTTGTTTCTAAGTAATCATCTCTTAGACATTCACTTATGATTCTTAACTCGTCTCTATTGAATTGTAGTTTTGGCTCTTTCAAGATTCACCTCCTTGTTTATCTAAGTAATCAGCAATCTTTAAAATTTCTTCCATAGAAGTATCTTCAACATCCTTCTCTAAAATTTCATCCAAAGATTGATCATCAGTTGGTTCACTATCTTCAACAGGTAAACCAACATCTCGATATAATTTATTCAATGCTTCAGTTTCTCCTTCAAATACTTCATCATTCACTTCTTCAACCACTCTCTCAAAATCTAAAGAGTTGTCACCTATTAAATCAAGAAGGTATTCGTAAACATCTTTTCTTGTTGGTGTTTCATCAAATTCTAATTCTATAATTATTCTTGTATGCATTTTGACCTCCAAAGTCAGTTTCTTGAACCCCATAATTAGGATTCTCATTCAGCACGTTAATTCGTGGACTGTTGGAGCAGTCCCAAAAGTTATATATCTTTCTGTGATTCCAAAGACAATATTCATATCAGTAATACTTCAATTGTAATTGGCAAAAAGATAATTTCCTTTTGGTTTTATGAGTCTTGCAAACTTTTCAGACCTACTCTCTTTTATTGGATTTGTAGTCTCTCTCACACTAGCCACTTTAAGGGCGGATTCAAATCAGACCTTCTCAAAGAACCTTATCTGATTCTACTGCTAGAACCACTTTCAACTTTACCTCTTTCAAGACCCTTTAGGGTAGTTGGCTACAGTTTAAAGTCATAATCGTTTTGGACTGTGTAGAGACAGTATAATCAATCTAACATCAAATTGCACATTTAATTAGATAGCAGTCTGTGAGCATTACCAAAAGACTAATGATCAGTTAATATTATTTGTATGAGTAAAGAGAAGAAACCAAACCTAAAGATCATAAAGAAAGAAACTGAGTTGACCATAAAGCAAAGGCAGTTCGTGGATGAAATCATAAAGGGCAAGTTGGGTAGCTACAAAGAAGCATATGCATCTGTTTATGATGTGACGCTAAACAAGGATGGTTCTATTCCTAAATGGGTAGAGGTTGAAGCAAGTAAGTTAGTTGCAAACCCTAAGATAGCAATAAGCATACAAAGAGCTATAGCTAAGAAAGAGCAGTCAGCAGTTGCTAGTAGTCTCAGGACAAGGAACTATGTCATAGACCAATTGTATAAAGAA